TTTAATGATACGCAGAAAAGATACGCTGGGATTTATTGATTTTATGAGGGGAAAATATTCAGTAAACAATAAGGACTATATAATGAATATGTTAAAACAGATGACACAAGACGAAAAAGAAAATTTGGATACATTGAGTTTTGATGATCTATGGTTATCTGTTTGGGGTAGTCATCGATTGTCGAATCAATACAAACAAGAAGAAATTGTATCTAAAAACAAATTTCAATCCATGAAAGATGGAATTTACAACAAGCAACAATTCTATAATTTACATATATTAATTGAGGAAAGTAAACAATATACTTTATGGAAGGAGCCCGAATGGGGATTTCCCAAAGGACGTCGTAATTTCCAAGAAAAAGATTTCGATTGTGCGTTACGAGAATTCAAAGAAGAAACCGGTGTCCCCGTTGATTATTTACATAGTATTCAAAATATTTTCCCATTTGAAGAAAACTTTACAGGTTCGAATTATAAATCATACAAACATAAATATTACATTACTTATATGGATTATGAGAAAACGATTATACCATATAAATATGATAAGATGGAGGTAAGTAAAATAGAGTGGAAAACCTTAGAACAATGCATTCAATGTATTCGTCCTTACAATTTAGAGAAACATAACATGTTGACGAATTTAGATAATATGCTAACTTATCACAAACCAGTATTATTTTATTAAAAAACAACAGAAATATATGTTTATTCTATATACATATATTTACCATTCATGCCAAGAAATACAAAAAAAGTGAAATCCAACGAGTCTAAGCGTGTGACTAAAAAGAAGAAATCTATCGAAAAAATCGCAGAAATTCAACCAATGGAAGTAAGTGATCGAAATTTGTTAGTTGATGCCGCTTTGAATGAAATAGCAACCGCATTGGATGAGCGCAGCAAACCGACAGAACAAACAAAAGAAGACGACAAGAAAAATCAAAGATGTCCTAAGGGACATCGTCGCAACAAAACGACTGGTGAATGTGAACCAATTGAAAAGAAACCGCGTAAGTTAATCGAAGGTTGTAATTATGAATATAAAATGGAAACACCTGTAGAAATTGCTCGTGGAGATGAATTGAGAAAAAAAACGATTAAAGAATTGCGAACCAAATTGATTGTTATGCTAGGCATTGATGACCCAAAAACAGAAAGTGTATTAGGTGCACGTCTTAAACCACAATTTATCAATTGGATTGTGTGTCTAGAAAAAAAACGAGGATTATTAGAACCCGAAGAAGATGACGAAAAAGAGGACGAAAAAGAGGACGAAAAAGAGGACGAAGATGACGAAGATGACGAAGATGACGAAGATGACGAAGATGACGAAGATGACGAAGATGACGAAGAAGACGAAGAAGACGAAGATGACGAAGATGACGAAGATGACGAAGATGACGAAGATGACGAAGATGACGAAGATGACGATGACGAAGATGACGACGTAGACATTTCGGAAATGAATAATGTGAAACTTAACGACAAAGATACTCAATTATTGTCAAAATTGGAATTATTGCCAGGAGAAGTAGACACAAATGATTATAATAGAATTAATAAACAAAACGAGAGAGTCCTCTATGAAAATTCATCAATAGAAGATGAATATAATTTCCTGTATCCTGGTTTAAATGACCCAGACTTCAATTCTAAAATCGCCTCTAGAAAAGAATTCAATTCGATTCGTTATGACGGTACTATCAAAAATATCAAGGAACAAGCAGAAGAAATGTGCGACCAAGAGTTCTCATTAATGCCTCATCAAATGTTTGTGAAGAACTTTTTATCCGTTCAAACTCCGTATAATGCTCTTCTGTTGTATCACGGTTTAGGTACTGGTAAAACATGTAGTGCAATTGGCGTTGCCGAAGAAATGCGAAATTATATGAAGCAAATCGGATTGGAACAAAAAATATATGTTGTTGCTTCACCTAACGTTCAAAATAATTTTCGTATGCAATTATTTGATGAAGGCAAGTTGATGAAAATTGGCGATCAATGGAATTTACACACATGTATTGGAAACGAGTTGTTGAAAGAAATCAATCCGACATCTATGAAGAACATTCCGAAGGAAAAGATAGTTTCACAAATGAATACGCTCATCAATGAACATTATCGGTTTATTGGATATGGAGAACTTGGTAATTACATTCAACGTAAAATCAATTTAGTTCAAGATGATTCAGAAGCAGCACAAGAAAAACGAATCCAAAAAATACAAAAATATTTTAATGACCATTTATTTATTATTGATGAATTTCACAATATTCGTATTTCGGACGATAACAAGGAGAAGAAAAAAACGGCAACAATGTTGATGGATGTGATTAAACATGCAGAAAATATCCGTTTAGTATTGTTATCTGGTACGCCTATGTACAATAGTTATAAAGAGATTATATGGACGGTGAATTTACTGAACATGGTAGACAAACGGAGCACCATTAAAGAAAGTGAGGTGTTCGACGCACAAGGCAATTTTGTAGAGAGCACTGACGAGAAAGAAGGCGGTAAAGAACTACTGCAAAGGAAATTAACAGGTTATGTATCTTATGTGCGAGGAGAGAACCCATATACATTCCCTTACCGAATTTATCCTGATAAGTTTGAACGCGAGAACACGCTATTAGAAAAGGATTATCCGCCATATCAACTAAACGGGAAGGAAATCGAAGAAAAAATTGAGAACCTACCGATTTATATAAATAAAATGGATGCTTATCAAGAGAAAGGATATTTAACTATTTTGAAGCATCTTAAACAAAAAACCGCTTCGAATACCGAAGATAACGCCTTTCCCGATTTTGAAAATATGGAAAAATTCGGATATACATTCTTACAACAATTATTAGAGTCACTTAATATTGTATATCCGAGCGAAGAACTTGAAGAACTTTCGTTGGAGAACAATTTAATTGTTCCCGATACCATGATTAAGAGTTTCATAGGAAAAAATGGATTAAGTGAAATTATGAATCATCAAAGTATACAAAAAGACTACATGTTGCGTTATAATTTTGACTATAAACCTGATATATTGGAGAAATATGGACGAATATTTCATCCTGATAACTTATCCAAATATAGTCATAAGATATCGAATATTGCGAACAAAATTAAAAACTCGAAGGGTATCGTCATTGTTTATTCGCATTATATCGATGGCGGTGTAGTCCCAATGGCACTTGCACTGGAAGAAATGGGATTTACGCGATATGGTACCGCTCCGTATACGAAACCATTGTTGGCTACAGCAGTTCCACCGATTCAACCGGTAGATAGTATACAAATGGTGGAGAAAGGCACTTTTGACGATTCGAATGGACAAACGTTTAAACAAGCAAAATATGTAATGATTACGGGTGACAAACATTTTTCTCCTAACAACTTGGATGATTTGAAATATGTTACCAACGAAAATAATAAAAACGGTGAATTGGTAAAAGTGATATTGATTACTCGAGCTGCTGCGGAAGGATTGGATTTTAAGAATGTGCGTCAGGTGCATTTAATGGAGCCTTGGTACAATATGAACCGACCAGAACAGATTACGGGAAGAGCAGTGCGTAACTTAAGTCATTGTAAATTACCATTTGAGGAACGAAATGTAGAAATCTACTATCACACTACAGATGCAGTCGACGAAAAAGAAGCTGCCGATATGTACGTATATCGTTTTGCCGAGAAGAAGGCAAAGAAAATCGGTGAAATTACCCGTATATTGAAAGAGCAATCGGTAGACTGTCTATTGAATATTGGTCAATCTAATTTTACAGTGGACAAACTGTTAGCAATAACTGAGAACAAAGATGTAAAGGTAAATATTTCAAGTGGTCATACTATCGAATTTGAAATAGGCGACAAACCATTTTCGAATGTATGTGACTACATGGACAATTGTGAATATACGTGTTCTCGTGGTATCGATATAGACAACGTCAATATTATTGATTCCACTTACAACGATGGTTTTATCAAAATGAATTATAATGAGATTATCAAGCGCATACGAGAACTTTTTAAAGAAGAGTTTTTTTATAAACGCGATACATTGTTTAATTCAGTCAACATTCGTAAGAAATATCCAGATGAAGAAATTGATTTTGCATTAACTCGTTTCATACAAAACAAACACGATTATTTGATTGATAAATATGGACGCAGAGGTTATCTGGTAAACAAGGAAGATGTATATGCGTTTCAACCTGTCGAAATGAATGATGAAAACGCTAGTATACACGAAAGAAGTGTTCCAATTAACTACAAACGTGATGGTGTGCGAGTAGAATTTCCAACCAGACAACCAAGTAAAGTGAAAATGATAATAGATGATGAACTTGAACAAGTTGAAACATTTCACACTATTTCGAATCAAGTTGTCGCAAATGTGAAATCCTCATTTGCTATGAAAAATTCATTGTTGACACAAGGTTCTCATGATTGGTATAAACATGTAGGTAACGTAATGAATCTTCTTATGAAAAATCATGATATGTCTGCGTCCGAAATTACAGAGTATGTAGTGTATCATAGTTTAGATACAATGCGGTTAAAAGATAAGTTAGTGCTGATACAAAGTATATATGGGAGCAAGCCGGATTATCCGGAAGAAAATAACGAAATTATGAATTACATTGAACAATATTTCGAAGAAAGAATAATCACTTCGGATAATGATGAGAAGGGTATATTGTTGTTTCGTACATTTGGGGATTCATCGAGCTATATCATTTACCAACAAGATAACGTAAACAATATGTTATGGAATGAGGTAGAAGACGAAGATTTAGAAGACTATAAAGCAAGCATCATTTCCAAATTTATAAAACCGAAGGGCAGTTACAACAAAATGGTTGGATTTATGTTTTTGTCAAAGAATGATGTGATTGACTTCAAAATGAAGGATTTCTCCGAAAAGAAAAATATCGTAGGAATTTTTTGCGAATCAAAAGGAAAAGCGGATATTATAAAACGCATTAATTCTATCTTACCTAGTCGCGTATACACCGATGAAAATATAATACAGACAATCGAAATAGAAGAAATTAAACAAAATAAGAAAATCGTGAAAATGAAATCAAACGGAGTATTCAAAACTGGATTATGCGCGATTACTGAACTGTTGTTACGTCATATGGATAAACACAAGAAAGACAATAAGAAATGGTTTTTCAGTAAAGAAGAAGCTATCATTAATAATCTGATTGGAATAAAAAAATAATATAAGAAAATTGAATTAGATACTTGATATCAATTAAAATATATAAAAGTTTCTGTTTATATATTAGTGATGGAAACCAAAAAACCTCAAGAACGTAAACTACGCACAGATGTATACACAAAGTCGATGCTTACAAAAAAAATATCGTTGACCATGAATCAGATTGGTAAAAATATCAAACCAAATTTAGAAAAGTCAATTTCGAACTCTATTCAAGGTAAGTGTAGTCCAGAGGGATTTATCAAACCCGATTCGGTTCGCATAACCAGTTATTCAAGTGGCGTAGTAGAAAATGAGAAAATTAATTTTGATACGATATACGAATGTATGATTTGTTATCCGGTAGAAGGAATGATTATCGAATGTACTACGAAGACAATCACCAAAGCAGGTATTCACGGTCAAGTTGAAGATGATGTTGGTAATATCCCAATACACGTATTTATCGCGCGTGACCATTTTCACAACGATAAACGATTCAATAATGTAGAAGAAAATCAAAAAATACTTGTCCGTGTTATCGGAAGTCGTTTCGAACTGAATGATCCGTATATTGTTTGTATGGGCGAATTGGTAAATGAAAAATAAGTAAAAAAAATTTGTAATATGAAAAATATTTTTTTATTGTATGTATGGTTTGGTTACCTTTTGATATATGGCGATATATAGCATATTTTACAGACGATATTGAAATTCGCAGAGATTTTGGGGCATATAGCCCAGTCGCAATACCTCCTCAATTAAAAACTATGTATCATATTTTACCTGGTATATCACCAGACGGCACAATGCGATGCATTTTACCAAATCGGTTGAATTCACATGAACGAACACACAATAACATTGATGACGACACACTTGACTTACGCATCCAAATATTCGACGATTATGTTGAGTATCATTATAAATATTACATTTTTGGCAAATTCCCTGAAAATATGCATAATAGTCACGGCGAATTGGATATGGTATTAGAAATATATTGTTGGCAATATTACGAATTAATATATATACGATATTAAAACCATATAAACTGTATTTCATCTATATGTATAATAATGACCAGTGATAATACGTATTCTTCCGATGAACTAGAAAACATAAAACATAGCATAGAGATAATGAACAAACAAGACCAACTCGAAATATTAAAACTACTATCCAAACATCTATGTAAATTGAATGAAAATAAAAGTGGAGTGTTTATAAATATGTCCTTTTTGTCAAATGATATACTGGAGGAGATGAAAAATTATATTAACTATACACAAGAAAAAACTACGAATTTGGAAACTATGGAGTATCAAAAAGACGAGTTTAAGAAATCATTACTTAATGAAAAAGAAGATAAAGACAACTCCATAATATCATATAGCTCTATACACTCTTAACGCACACCATGACTGCTATCGGTAATTCAGTATTTTATTGTTTTCATAAAAACAATAATGTAAACGACGCTATACAACTGCTACAGCAACATACGTATAAAAATGATATCGCAACAACTCCCGTGCACAATGAACATCATATTCGAGAAACTCACGATAAAAATATACAAACGCAAAAAGTAGCGCCGATGGTTGAAATGGTAAATCATCGTGATTTTTTCGTACCTACACAAAAGGATTCACTATTTTGGTGTTTGTTTGTAGCAATGTATTCACAAGGGGAGTATGAAGCGATTCATCGAAATTATGGTTTAAAAAAGATGGAATTGAATCAGACAATCTTAGATTATTTACAAGACAAGACATATCTTTTGAAACAAGTGAATCACAAGTTTACTAAGGTAGCAATGACCGAATTGTTAACCGACCTGTCCATTAATCAACAATCTACGTCCTTAGTAAATATATATGCGTATTTGTCGTTCTACAAGATGAATGTATATGTAATCAATAAAGAAAAACAGAGTTATTTGCCTTTTATTTTTGATACTGAGTTACCTACGTATTTTATTTACATCGATGGATTCAAACAATATAAATTACAACTAGAACAGGTTTCATCGTGTGATGTTGAAAATTTGAAGAATAACTATATTTGTTTAGAAGGAATCCGTAAATCTTTGAAAGGTCTTTCTGCCTATAAAATCGCAGATTTAACAATTATTATGGAGAAATTGAAATTATCTTCATCGGGTATGAAAAAAAACGACATGTACGAAACTATCTTGGAAACGATACATTGGTAATTATACAAAATTGATTACATGAAAATAATATATGATTTTACTATATAAGATTCTATATTATGGACTCAACAACTCACAATACAAGTAACAATATGCGTGAAAAGAAGGAAGAATTCCATAGAATCGCGTCTCTCTATTTAGAAAGCAATCCTATTTTGTCTACAAACAACAAGATGAGTGAATTGGAGATTCGTTTCGGAACAAACCCGCGTATCAAAAAACCTATTACCAAAACGAATTATGATAACGTGATTAAGCAACTATATGCATGTGGTTTCAAAACGGAAAACAATAATGGAAATCAGATGTTACGTATTCAGAATGAATATACTGATCCTCGTACAGGACAAACAAAGATGTCGAATATCCGTGCTGAAATTGTAGGTACAGACTTGATTCAACAATATTGCGAAACCAATGATATTCAGAAATTAGTGAATATGCCTTCCAATGTATTCAATAAAATCAAATTCACTCGCAAATCTTTTCCAAAAGATAAACAAGACAAGTTTATTCAAAAATTAGATATGGAAGATTTCAATTTTCGCGTGTCTTTTCAGGAAGAGCAAGATTTCAATATTCATAGCAATCTTGCGAGGAATATTATGTCAAAGTGGGTGGACTCCAAGAAAATATTCCGTTCATTGAATCGCGTTCGGTTCTATCACGAGACCTATCCTATATTTGCGGATTTGACCATTGTGAAATCATCTCGAGTGAATAATTACGTACCCATTCCACAATACAATATTCAAGATGCCGGCGTGTTTACGAATATAGAGCGTTATGAAATAGAATTGGAGGTCGATAATGCACGTGTTGGTTCTGGAACGGATTTCGATAATGCCGAGAAATTGCTTTCCGAATTACGTAAAGTGATTCGTATTGTGTTGTCAGGTATCCAAGACACCAAATACCCTGTATCATATAGTGAACAAGATGAAGTAATGAAAACATATATGGAAATGTTACATGGCAAAGAATACGAATACAAACGCGTATTACCCAAACATTTCGTAGGTCCCAGTTCGTATACTTTACAGTTGTCCAATATTATTGAATCAGATAATGAAAACGAACATAAGACTATATTGAAAGATTATACTGTAACAGATAAGGCCGATGGCGAAAGACGTTTACTATATGTACATAAGAACGGAAAAATTTATATGATTGATACAAATATGCGTGTTATCTTTACTGGGTCAAAAACTACCAATACAATTTTGTTTGATAGTTTATTGGATGGCGAATTTATAAAATATGATAAAAATAAAAAAATGGTCAATTTATATGCTGCTTTTGATATTTACTATATTAACGGTAAATCGGTTAGACATCATCCGTTCATGATGCGCAGCGAAGATGGTTCACCTGGAAAATCTCGCATGAATTTGCTGGTTACTTATGTAAAAGAACTCGATGCGGTGTCTATCTTGGATAGCGCACAAGAGAAAGAAGTGAAACCTAAAAATAAGACAGTTAACGTCGGAATCCGCATCCAAGTAAAAGAATTTGAACACAGCACCGACGAAAAAACGATATTTAAAGCTTGTTCTACTATTTTATCTAAGGTGAAAGACGAGAATTATGAATACGAAACTGATGGTTTAATCTTTACCCCTGCGTATTATCCCGTTGGTGCAGACAATGAGGACGACGAACCATCTAGTGTATTCAAGACCACTTGGAATTCGTCTTTCAAATGGAAACCGCCACAATATAATACGATTGATTTCCTCGTTTCCATAGAAAAAACCGAGACAGGGAAAGACAAGGTTTCGAATATTTATCAAGACGGGTTGAGTATGGATGCAAATACCAATATTATTCAATACAAAACATTAACTCTTCGTTGTGGCTATGATGAACGTAAACACGGTTTCTTGAACCCATGTCAAGATATATTGAATGACAATCTACATAACTCATATGACGTGGACAGTAATGAGGATTATAAGCCAGTTCCATTCGTTCCTACGCACCCTTACGACGAAAACGCACATGTATGTAATGTTATTTTGAAAAAACAAGGTGATAATAGTGTACTCATGTCTGAAGAAGGCGAATATTTTGAAGAAGATATGATTGTAGAGTTCAAATATGTACAAGAAAACAAAGAGGGATGGAAATGGGTTCCCCTACGCGTGAGGTATGATAAAACTGCTGAATTAAAAGCAGGACTCAAAAACTACGGTAATGCTTATCATGTTGCTAACAGTAATTGGCGTTCCATTCATCATCCCATTACAGAAGAAATGATTGGTACTGGCGATAATATTCCACAATACATAGAAGAAAATGATGTGTATTACAGTCGTTCCAACGAACAAACCAGTACACAAGGGTTGCGCGATTTCCATAATTTAGTTGTCAAACGTTCACTCATCACCGGTGTTTCGAACCGAGGAGATACATTGATTGACTATGCTGTAGGAAAAGCAGGGGACTTATCTAAATGGTCTAAGTCGAAATTGAAGTTTGTATTTGGTGTAGACGTTTCGCGAGATAATATTTATAATCGTATGGATGGTGCGTGTGCTCGCTATTTGAATTCGATGAAGAAATACAAAAATAGTAAGATGCGGGCATTGTTCTTGCGTGGGACGAGTGGAGCAAATATTAGAAATGGCGCTGCGTTTGAAACAGACAAGGACAAGCAAATCGCAAAAGCATTATTTGGAAACGGACCAAAAGACCTACAACTTCTCGGAAAGGGAGTATACAATCAATATGGTATTGGTGAACAGGGCTTTCAAATTAGTTCTTGTCAATTTGCTATGCATTATTTCTTCGAAAATAACGAGACTTTGTATGAATTTATACGCAATTTGAGTGAGTGTACCAAAGTTGATGGATATTTCATTGGAACTTGTTATGATGGTCGCACAGTATTCAATTTGCTAAAAAATAAAGAAGAAGGTGAAAGTATTCCTATTATGAAAGGTGACCGAAAGATTTATGAAATTACGAAGATGTATAACAAAACTGGTTTCCCCGATGACGAACAAAGTCTCGGTTATAATATTGGTATCTACCAAGAAAGTATTAATAAAACGTTCGTTGAGTCTTTGGTCAATTTTGATTATTTCATTCGCGAAATGGAAAACTATGGATTTGTTGTAGTACCCACCGAAGACGCAGCCCATATGAATTTACCGAGCGGAACTGGTATGTTTTCTGATTTATTTAAACAAATGGAAGATGATATTGGACGAAACCCTCACATGAAGAATGATGTTGGACAAGCACTGTTGATGACTTCTGAAGAAAAACGTATATCGTTTATGAATCGTTATTTCGTATTCAAGAAAGTAAGAAATGTAAATATGACGAATAAAGCAAAAGTAGATACTGAAATGATTCATACACAAATCGAGGAACTTGAAACCAAAGAAACCAAAGAAAAAACAGATATGGATGAACCCAAAACAACTGTTCAACCAAAAAAAATCAGAAAGAATAAAAAGAAAGTTGTTATAGAAAAAAATAAGCCATAATGAAACAATATAAAAATAATTACTCTGTATTATTAGCGAGAATAATTATTTAATTGATGACATATTATCAGTTGCCAAGAAATAATTTTTTTACTTACAAATATATTGATTACATTGAAACAAATGAACAGCCCAGATCTATTATATCGCCCTCCCAAAGCGATTATTTATATGAAATAAAAAAACATATTGGGTTGATTGAAAAAGACTGGGATATATTCAAAAAATATACGAACCCGTATGAATACATACATACCAATATCCCTCATAAAAATAAATACGTAGCAACATGTAATCCATTGTCCAGGTCTTATTTCAAAATGATTGAAATTATGAAGATATTCAAATTAGAAGTAAGTTCCAAACCCATTCGAAGTTTCCATCTAGCAGAAGGACCTGGCGGATTTATTGAAGCGTTGTGTAAACAGCGCAAATGTAAATATGACAAATATATTGGAATGACTATCTTGGATGACAAGCACGACCCGAACATCCCCGCATGGAAAAAAACAAGAAACTTCCTGAACCAAAATAAAAATGTAGTTATTGAAAATGGCGAAGATG